AGTAAGAAAGATATTTGGTGGCAGATGATCCAGCTCCTTCCGTCCAGTTACAATCAGAAGCGAACAGTCATGCTGAATTATGCGGTGCTGCGGAACATCTATCATGCCCGCGCAGGACATAAGCTTGATGAGTGGCAGCAGTTCCGGGAGTGGATTGAATCCCTTCCGTATTCGGAACTGATCACGATGGAACGATAGGAGCAGACAGATGATAATTGTTAGAGGAACTGTTGTTTTTCTGGACATTGTACTGGCGGCGCTGATGGCGTACTTTGCAAAGCTCAGCATCAATGACCGGGAAACAAAGACAGGATTTGCGGTGATGATGATTTTGCTGATTGCCGATGCATTGTTGATTTTGCGATAGGAGACTGATATGAAAAACTGGAAAGTTGTGTTAATTGTGATGGCTGGTGTTGTGTGCATTGCCGGATCTGGAATGTTCGTGATCCAGGGAAGCCGAAATCATGCGATTGCATTGGAACAGGCGGTTGAAACTTCTGAATCGGATATTCATGTTCAGGAGAAGCGGCGAATTGATCTTCTTCCGAATCTTGTGGATACTGTGAAACAATACGATAAGCATGAGGCGGAAGTGTTGCAGGCCATTGTGGATGGGCGAAGCGGAACGTCAGATATCGAAAATGTTACAACAGCAATCACTGCAGTTGCGGAGGCGTATCCGGAACTGAAGAGTAATGAGAATTATAAACAGTTGATGACCGAATTGGCAACAACAGAAAATCTAATTGCCCAGTATCGATCTGCATATAACAAGCAGATTGGAGCGTACAAGCAATATGTGAAGGGCTTTCCAGCGAGAGTTTTTCTTAGTTGGACCGGATATGAGATGCAGGAGTATGAGCGGCTTGATTATGACGCTCCGGTAGACGCACCAACCAATTTGTTTGGAGAATGATATGGAGATAACCAAACGTGAAATTCTTGCCAGCGTCACAATTATTGCAGTGATGATGATTCTTGGAATCGTAATCGCAGGACGGATTGATGCCTATCAAGTGCAGAAGAACTCAGAGTATTATGCAGCATTGCAAATAACTGATATGGAACAGTTTCAGTATGGGATGGATACATCTGTTGGAAATGCATTCGTATATGGGACTTTGGAAGCGGCAGAGCCGGTGACATATCCGGAGATTGGCGGAGAATATCTGTATGTCGAAAAAGTCGAAGAACATTATACCATGCATACAAGGACTGTAACAACTACGGATAGCAAGGGTAATCATCATACACACACTGAGGTGTACTGGACATGGGACTATGCTGGTAGTGAAAATGTTCACAGTAACCGAATTAACTTCCTCGGAATTGAGATGGATTACAAAAAAATCCAAAGACCAGATGCTCATTATATAGACACAATAAAGAAATCTTCACATGTGAGGTTTCAATATTATGCTACTCCGGTAAAATGCACAGGAACCATATATACAGATCTGCGAGACGGGACGATATCTGACAACTCAAGATTCTTTGAAGATGTTAGCATCGATACGGCGATAAAGCGGGTAACATCATCGCTGATTTGGTTATTTTGGATTGTTTGGATTTTAGTGACAGGCGGCGTAGTATATGGTTTCTATTATCTTGATAATGACTGGTTGAATACTTGAGGTATCAAATGGTTTTAGCTTATTTAGGAATTATCCTGTTTCTATTTGTGGGAAACAAGGTTGAATTCATAGACGATAGCCCAGTAAGAAGGGCAGAAAGAGCTCAGGGATCTGATAGGTGCGGGATTCCTTATCAGTGTGTGCCATCGAGGCATCCAGAGTAGTTACAGCCCGGGTGGATCAAAGGCGTGGCATTTTCTGAATCCCGGGAAACATCATTTGAGAAGCTAAGGGCCAAAGGCAACGCAGTCATAGTGGTAAGTTGCTGAAATGTCCGCTAACGTGAAATTATCTTTTCTAAATTGTGGAAAAGCGTTTACGACCGGCAGTTAAAGCAGAGCCGACTTGAACGATATCAAGGGGAAAATACGTTGCCATGAGTCCGGTTGGTCGAGGGAGTGGTCTTGAAAACTTACTGCCTGTAAAAGGGTCTGGGGTTCGAATCCCTATCATGGCGTTTTAGGTGCATTGCCGTAATGGTAGCGGAGCGTCTTGCTAAGCCGTCCTGCAGAAATGCAGTACAGGTTCGAATCCTGTATGCACCGTTCCCGAAAGGGGAATATACCTTTCACATTCCATATAGCTGTTTGCTGTTAAGGCGGAGCGAATCTGCCGTATGGGTTCTGGTTTGCCATAACCAGAGTTTTCCTTCTCTAAAATTGTTGTTGCATGGAGATTAGGATTGCTGAAAATGCTCAGTAGCGAGGTGCAATTTCTCGCCCATGCAATCTCGACTACTGCTTGAGGGTAAAAGAGCGGCGTGTAGATTGGCGGTAAAACGATATGACTCTTAAAAACCGCATAGTGCAGGGCATGGCACGAACAAAACTATTGCTAACCGGCCGATGCCGGTTAAGGGAAGGTATACCGTAATTGGTAGCGGGCCAGACTGTAAATCTGGTATCTTCGGATTCTGTTGGTTCAAGTCCATCTCTTCCCATTCCACCGAAGTGCAGGTGGACGTGTTTTAGACTCCTTTTCTTACATACGATGCCCCGGTTCGTCCGGGACATTATCGGAATGCAGCTCGTAGGCGGGAGCACTTAGGCTGATGGTCTAAGAGGTCGTGGGTTCGAATCCTCCCTTTCCGATGCAGGCTGGGTAGCGCCCAGATGAACTGAGGTACGCGCAACGCCTCAGAGAGATTGACAATGCCCATGAGAAAAACACTTGATAGTCGGTGCTGATAGTGCACAGGTGCTTACGAAGATTCAAGAAATCATCAAATGGGATGCGCACAAAGCGGGATAGAGCAGTTGGCAGCTCGTCGGGTTCATTCCCCGAAGGTCGTGGGTTCAAATCCCACTCCTGCAATTCATTGGCATATAGTCCAGCGGTCAGAACGCTTGCCTGTTAAGCAAGATGTCGCCGGTTCGAATCCGGCTATGCCAGCTTAAACATGATTACCTCGGTGTAGAGAGGTTTTTCAGCCTTGCCGAGATGTGCAGTAACGAGATAGATAAATTCGGGATACTGGATTTATTGATTCTTTCCTCAGAGAGTGATCCTGTGGAGAAGATGGAAACCGTCAACAATGCTGTGTAGTGTATCATCATAGAGAAAATCAAAAGCAGAATCCTTGTGGTCGGCGTAGAAAAGACGCTTGCGGTGCAAGAATAATCCATTGATGTCGGCAGTGTGAGAGACTACGGACTAAATGGAACTCTCAAATAAGTCGATTTGCCTTGAACCTGAGAAATCGGGGTATAACACAAGAAATTCGTTAAAGTAGCGGTATGGCAGAAGAAAAATTTCCTTCATGCATTGAAGTCTTTAAAAACATCTGAAAGAACCGTGAAATTTACAGGTGAAATCCTGTATGTGCTTTGACCGCGGCAAGAAGCCCAGGGTCGCTCCCAAAAGCTCAGACTTGTCGTCACATTGGCTGAATATGATTGCATCGTCGATGAATAAGGGGAAGCCCTAATCATGTTTGAAATAATGCGGAAGTAAAAATAGAGCGTAAGAGGCGGTAGCGGAACAAGATTGCGTATTGAAGTACAAATCGGGTAAACATCTGGGCGCAATCCTGCCGATAAACAACAGAAAATCATAACGCTTGTCCCTATTCATAGGTGCCGACTAACTGTTGCATAACCTCTGCTTCCACGTTTTTTCAGGGCAGGCATTACAATTTATCAGATTTAACCACCTGTTCATACGGGGATGTAGCTTAATTGGAAAAGTACACGACTTTTAATCGTGAGAGTGTGGGTTCGAGACCCATCATCCTCATTCCCTGCGGTCGGCAGATAAACGCAGAGAGCCTTTGTTGCAGCTGGTGGCTAAGAACTGCAACAGCTTGGGGATAGACCGAAAGCTATCCTCACGCTCAGGACCATTAGCTCAGTTGGTTAGAGCACCCCGCTCATAACGGGGAGGCCCCGGGTTCAAGTCCCTGATGGTCCATTCCAGAAGTAGCTTAACGGCAAAGCAGCGATGCGCATCATAAAACAGGGAGAGCAGGATTACGGTTCGAATCCGTACTTCTGGAATGAATTCCATATTGCGCATGGATTCATGTAGATCGGCGAATCTTTTTGAGGCGTTGGAAACGTTAAATATCTTAAGAAGATAGCGATTGCCTGATAAGCAATGGGGACAGTGTAGCGCAATTACATTGTCCCATCTACATAACATGGGAGGAAACATGGCGGATAGAATTCAGTTTTGGAAAAGAGATTTTTTAGAGGAACAATATCTGAAACTTGAAAAGGAGAACGAGGATTTAAGGCATAAGTATACAAAACTAGAATTAGATACAAAACTTCAAATTAAGGAACTAATGCAAGAAATTGAAAATGGTAAGATTCAACTTTCGAGAATGAAGTCCTTGGAAGATCAACATCAGCAAGATTGTATCCGTATCAACGAACTTACGGTTACGGTATCGGTCCTTTCAAGGATGTATAGCAATCTGAGAAAGACAGTTGGTTTAGATTAAATAATGGGCCATCGCCAAGCGGTAAGGCACAGGACTTTGACTCCTGCATTCGCGGGTTCGAATCCCGCTGGCTCAGTTGAACATTGAGAATTGAATATTGGTGGTTGGAGTGGTATCATTTCCTTATAAAAATATCGAGGGGACTATGAATATATGGACGTTTCAGACTGGAAAAAAGATTTAAATACAGAAATGATATCACAACACGGATAACTCATTTAACTAATGGTGAAACACCGGAGAAAGCCTTTGAAAATCTCTGTTCAATACTTAAGGATAGAACAATAAGAGGTGGACATGGTTATGTCTGTGGTAGCGATGATGTTGTGTGTTTGCAAGAGGCACCATTGACTTCTATTGCAGAAAATTTGCTTTATGAAAAATCATTGAGAGAGTCAACAGGATCAACAAAATATCGGTATAGAGCTTTTGGCTTGCGATTTACCAAGATATATATTTATGAGCTGGGTGGACGCCCCGTTATATATGGGCCGACATCTGAACTTCGAGAAGTACTCCCCAGTAATGAATGGTGGAGAATTGTTGATTTACAATTAAAGCATACAAAGCCTATTGTAGATTGGACCCATGAAAGAGAATGGCGTATAAAAGGAGACTTATCATTTACTTATAATCAAATCGAAGTGATCGTTCCATGTTGGAGTTATTATCAGAAA